AAAATGAAACTAACACAAGAACTTATTGATAAGATACAAGAGGCTATGCTTCATACTAACCTTAAGGGTGAAATAAATTGGAAAGATGGTGATGATATTGAAGTACAGATTGCAGGTACTTTTGCAAAGGATAAATTTATTGTATTAAAAAATGCAACTAAAAATCCTTTTGAAAATGCTCAACCACACCCTCACTTTGATTATGAGAAGAAAGTTTTTACTAAGGATGGTAGGGAGGAATATATGAAAGAACAGGAGAAGTTAAAAAAATGAGTGAAGAAGAACTACAAGAACAAATCATACAACAGATTGAAGTCTTAGTAGATGAATTAGGTGGGACTATGTGCCACTTAACAAAGTGCACATACACTGGTAGACAAAGTAAGATAATACAGATAGAATATAATGTAGAGGAATAAACCTTTTATTATGAACATTTTTGTTACTGATCCATCACCAACTGTATCAGCACAAGTATTACCTGACAAACACGTTGTCAAGATGCCATTAGAATCTTGTCAGATGCTTGCTATTGTTTGCTCTGAAAAGTGGGGTCATGGATACGGTGAAATACACAAGAAAGATGGTGAACCATACAACACAGAAAAGGGTGCATTCAGAGGACATCCTTGTACTATCTGGGCAAATGAATCAAACATTAACGCTTGGTGGTTAGTTGCTCATGCTATGGCACTTTGTGAAGAATACACTCATCGCTATGGAAAAGTTCACAGTTGTGAGAAAACCGTTCTTGAAGCAGGACATCTTATTCCATTTACATTGGAGAGACCAAAATCATTTGCGTTCGCAGGCCCTGACGAATTTAAATATGATTCTAGTATAGATACTCTAACCAAGTATAAAAGATACATCGCATCCAAACCTTGGGTGAAGGATAATTATCTTCGTATACCTGACCGCAAACCAGATTGGGTAGAGGCTCTAGGAGTTGTAAATGTTTGAAGACGATCAAGAAGAACCTACAGACTTGTATGAAGACATGCGACAACTCAATATGTTGTATGAAGAACTAATGTGGGAAAATAGTGATGTATTAGAATTTGTTCCTGACTATGAAAATAATCAGATAATTATAAAAAATAAAACTATGATCAGAAAACAGTATTATGACTAAGTTGATTGAGAAGAGCGATCCACAATTTTTTGAACAGACATCCGATATATCTTATGATAGACATTATTATAAGATAGTTTGCAGAAGTAAATCTTTTGTGGTAGAATCATGGGACGAGGTTCAAGAGTGGTGGTGGAACAACTGTCGTTCACCTTTTTTTGAAGGAACTGTCATCGAAGTGATTGACAAACCAAAACCAAAGAAACAATCTAAAGGTTTTAAATAATGAGTGATTTTATATGGGTTGAAAAATACAGACCCAAAACAATTGAAGAATGTATTCTCCCTGATGGTATTAAGAAAACTTTTAGGGATTTTCTATCCAGTGGTGAGATACCAAACATGCTGTTATCAGGCCCACCCGGTATAGGAAAAACAACAGTTGCAAAAGCATTATGTAATCAACTTGGAGCAGATTTTTATGTCATTAATGGATCGGATGAAGGA